ACGTGCCAGCAAAAATAATCTCACCAACGGAAATACCAATGGGCTGGAAAACGTTACCGTCCCAAAGGAACAAATCTCGCGTGAGTGGATTAAAGAAGAACTGACCAATTTGATCTGCAGTGGGCTGCGTTTCGCCAATCTTTGTAATGGCATAGTTGGCCAGTTTGGGGCCAGTGACCGTATTATTGGCAATACGGGCAATATCCAACGAGCCGCTTGTAATTTTTGTGGCTGGAATGTCTGGAATGTCAGAAGCAATCAGCGCAGTGGCATTTGTAATGTGACCTTCATTGTCAAAAGTGATGCCATTCTGCGTGGCACCTGTAACGCTATTGGAGTGGTTCAGCACGCCACTACCATCAACTGCTAAGCCCGTGCCGGGGCGCGCCACGCCCACCACTGAATCAGTGGCAACGGGCAGATCGCCACCAGCAACGCTGCTGCTTGCAATGACCAAGCCCTGAGCGTTGTAACTGATCTTGCGTAGTTGATCGCTGACAGGCGTGACGGTGTTGTCAATCACGGCAGTGTCGCCGCTCATTGTCAGTCCGCCACCATTGATGATGACGCCGCCCTTAGCGCTAGTAGTGGCAGTAGGCAGATCACCCCCGGCAATTGTTCGGGCTGTGACGGCACCAGCAGAGCCAGTGGGGCCAGCCAAAAACTCTCCGGCATTGGCAGTGTTGTCGATCGTGGCGGCCAGTGCTACGGCGTCGGCAGTAGTGGTTGCCGTGATGTTGACGATGCCGGTGGTGTCGCCAGTGACGGTATTGATGGAGCCAGCGGCTTTAATTTCTTGCCACGCGGCATTTTGCCAAAGGTAGATTTTGGTGGTGCCAGTGGTGAGGCCTAGCTGACCAACGAAATCACCAGTGATCAAGTCGAGGGCGATCTTATCAACGGCAACGATGCAAGTGCTTTGGTCTGCCAGTTTGGCAGCAGTAACGGCATCAGCAGCGATCTTGGCAGTGGCTACGGCATCAGTGGCCAGCGATGCTTCAACGATCGAACCAGCAGCAAAACTGATCTTGGCGCTTGGGATTTCGGCATTAGCAATCAAATCGACGCCGTAGGCGATCAGATCGCTGACAGTGATTTTCTTGGTTTCGCTGGCGGAAGCGTCAGCAACTGCTAGCTCGTCAACAGCCTCTAGGTCTGTCCCAGCAAGAGCCTGTAAAGCTGAAATCTTAAGGTCAGCCAAAGGTTAATCCTCCTGTTCTAAGGCCAAGAACGAGCTTGCATCCTGCTCTAGAATCAGTCTATCGCCATTTTCCTGCAACAAGTAGCTGAGCACCCCTACGCCAGTACGCAAGCGAATGGGGCCAGTCGTAATGAAATCAGCAGTCACTTCGACGATGGCATCAGGCTGAAATGCAATTGCCGCATTCGTAATCAAGCCACTAATACTGTAATATATTTGATCGTTCAAATAGCTTGAAGAAGTATATGGCGGTAAGTAATTGGCTTGCTTTACGAACAATTCAGCATCAAATTCGCTGCCCACTTCTGTGCGCAGGATAAGCTGCAGCAAGTAATTAGCCGTTTCAACTTCACCATCGATGTAGTCCCAATGGCAAGTAATGCGGCCAGAGCCAGACATTAGTCCGCTGTACTGACTACGAAACTCTTCGCTTAAGCTTGTCACGTCAATAGCTTCACGGTTGGTATTGATTTCATACGACGTGATGGAGCCAAGCAGCCTCATGGCAGTGTTAGCTACTGTCACGCTAATTGGAATGTCAACAACAATGGAAGCGAGCGTAATAGCTGATGCAAATTCACCATCTAGCGATTCTGCGAAATTGTCGTAAAGCCTGATGCCGCCCAAGTCATCGACAAACACATACCACTTGCCGCTGCTTTGTTTTGTATTATTTGCCCATCCATCGGTGCCAACAAAGTCCAGCACCGCGCCATTGGTGCTTGTAATTTCCACTTGATCGCCACTAATTAAAAAGCCTGGGTCAAAGTCAAAGCTAAACCTTCGCCTAGTGGGATTAACGTCAGAAGGATTGACAATGGACTGCTTAGCGCCTTCAACGCTTTTGCGCCGTAACGCCACCTTGCCATAGGTGCCTAAATACGTGGACATTAGATGTTCACCCCAGCAGCCACTCCATTGCCACGGAAACTAATCTGAGCGCTAACCACTTCGCCTACAGTGGCACCATAACTTGCGCTGGTAATATAGCCGTTGATAGTAATAGTCTTGCCGCCAAGATTGAAAATAAACGGAATGGGGGCAGTGCTAGGTGCACCGGTGCTGATCACTCGTCTAATTTGTATGGCGGCATCATTTCGACCGCCAGCATCTTCGTAATACAAAAGCGTGGCAGAACCACTGTAAGAGCGAATGCCTGGCGTGTAAAAGCGATCTTCATCGCCAAGTGTGGTGGTCTCAAGCATGTCTAGCTCTGCTTGCAGCGACCAATTGGTCACCTTCACCTGGTCAACGCCGTCGATCGTAAGAATCCCATCTTTGCCGGTGTAAAACTTGCTCATGATGTGGTGACGACGAGACGAACAGTGACGGTGCTGCGCCCTGGTCTTATGCTAGTAATGCTTGGGGTTTCCGCATATCGATATAGTAAGCCTGCTTGCGGCGCAAAAGCTGATGAGGCGCCAAACCAGCCATCAGTGGCATTGCGGGGAAGGTTGAATGAAGCAAATGTGCCTTTAGCTGTATCGTAATCTGTCAAGAAACTATTAGCAGCAGAATCGGCAATGTTTTGATAGGTGAGTTCTAATGTGCCGCCAACTCTTTTATTACCATAAAGAATACGAGCCTCAGCGCCGCTTTGACTGCGAAACAACTTCACTGGATAATCACCAGGAGTGAAGGTACGACTTGATGGCCTGATGTTAGGAAGTGTCATTGGTCTGGTGTTAAATCACTTACCACCGTAAAATCAGTATAGGAAGGTTTTAGTTCATTAGCGATCACACTATATCCATTGGCATCCACGGGGAAGTGGCTTGCCGTGATGCGGGCCATGCCGTCTTCGTCAAGATCAATGGAATCAACCATATAAACAAGATTGCGAGTTGTTGTATTTTTTAAGGCAAAAATGGAGCCATAAAGTTTACTGGCAAATGGCTGTCCATTGCTAAATGAAACGGTAAAGAAGTCTTCGTTCACTTGATTGTCATAACGATCCCAATAATAAACATCTAGCCTTTGACCAGTGGTGTTAAAAAAGGTTGGTGAAATAATGGCGCCATTGTCTTTAATAATGCCAGAAGTGTTGGGGTCGTAGTAGCCGGCTTGCGTCACCACACGGATGAAGTCGCCAGGAGCCAATGCCAGTCCATAGGGCAAAGTCTTAAATGTGACGGCATGGGTGCGATGGCGACGAGAGCTAAGGGCATACTTCGCAAACAATTCAGCGTGGTAACGACTTGTAATATGCGTGAAATTAAACTCTTCTAGTGGACCATCGGGTTGATTGCTGTAATAGACAACAGTTGTTTGTTCTTCTGGGAAGCGATTGGGAAATTCAGAGCGATAACGCACCATGGCACGAATGGGCAGCCTTTCTTGCGCTGGAATGTATTCAAGCTGGAACGAGTCTTCAATGATATTGCCTTCAGTAAAGATGCCAGAAATGGGCACCGGCACATCATAAAAAGTGTAGTTACGAGAGGGATCAATGGGGAGGGCAGGTTCAATTGAAAACTTACCACCGCGCATGACAAGGTTGCAGAGCAAGGAGGTGCTAATCCGCGACAAGAAATCTCGCAAGTTTTGTGGCTCTACAATTACATCGTCGTAGTACAAATGATTTGCTTCAAGGAACGAACCAGTGCGGCCAAACTGTTCTTTGTCGATTAAGTCGCTGCTAATTAGCTCACCAGCGCCTGTATGTGAGTTGGTAAGCATGTAGTAAGCAAGATCGGTAAAAACACTGGAAGAGCCAATTGTTTCTACAGTGGCGCCATTGGGGTTGCGGCGTATCCTGGTGACAATCAAGCCGTTCTTTTGATAGAGATGGAGCTGCTCAAAGCTGGTGAGACCTAAACTACCGCGCACCTTAAGGCCGGCCATCGCGCAACCTTCGTAAGTGGCGTAGCCATTACGCACGGGATCGTTCGCTAGGTTTTCATTGATATAGACAATTTCGTGCTCGGGGGAACTGTCGCAACTGCGGGTGATTAGATTGCCATAATGCGACACTTCTGCAATGGCACTATTGCGCTCGAAGGTACGCTCTGCACTGTTAATGGTGTAAGTGCTTGTGACGGGTTGGACAGGGCCGCCCATCTCGAAGTAGTAGTCAATTAAATTGCCATCTAGCGTTTGCTTTTGGATGACAAAAATTTCGCCCGCACGCCATGGATTGTTGGTTGGAGCAGTGACTGTTACAGTGATAGTATCGGGATTGACGATGGTCCAAAAGGTGCTTTGGCTATAAGTGGCGCCACCTGGCACCAAGCCTTGAGCGCCTAAGAATTGCGTGCGCAGAATCATATCTAGTCTGACCGTGCGACCACCTTGCGCATATTGAAAATTAGCTTTATCGGTGTCGTCGAAAGTGTATTCAGTGCCTGCTGGGCCAGAGAAAAAGACCAGGCCTGGATTATTCTGCGCACCAGCAAGGTCGGGGATTCTACCAATTGCCTTTGAAATTCCATTGCTGATTTGCCGTAAATTTGCATCTTGATTGCTTCTATAGTTAAAGGCTTTCAAGAACTGAACAGTGCGTGTAAGCGGCGACGGCGTGGTTGTTTGCGTGACAGTTATAGACGATGCCCCTGTTGTCATCTCAGAGTGCAAAGCCAGTTTCGTCACATCATCTTCAAAGCCTCTCACTCGAATGCTGAACGTGCCGTAAATGGTGGTGGTATTTCTAACATCCACAAAAGGATTGGCGGCATTAATGTCATCACTGTTTAAGCGTATGCACTTTCCTTTGCCAATGATTTGATTGAGTTCGCCTGATGTGATAGGACGAAGGCGATATTCAAACTGGTCAAATGGTTGCGCTATGCGAATGGCATTGTATTGATTCTGCGGAGATGATCCAACAATGCAGAAAGGCAGGGGGTTGAGCTTTTCCCAGCCTTGCTCAGAGTCGTAACTTGTATTGGCAGGCCTTACATACAAATGGAAGAATGAAGCACGACGGGCATATGATTGGTTCGTGCCAGTGGTGAGAGTGGTATTTTTACTGTCGTAATCGAATAGCTTTTCAGGCGATGGCACGGAATTAAAATTGGCAATGCCATTGAATCTGGTCCATACGTTGCTCTTAATACCGATCTCCGTCACTTCACAACGACGTGTGTTTTGAAACGTAGCAATTTCAGCCTTGCAAATCGGGAACCATGTTTGCCCAATATCAAACAGTGGGCCGTCTGGACCATCAGGCAGATTGGTGTCAGAGACGATAAAGGGACGATGACACACGCCAACATACCCTGGCCCTCCATCGCCATAAACCGCAGTGCAGCGAAGCGTGACGACGAATTCAGTGGGGACGGTTTTGTCGTAAACAGTGCCTGGTGGAGTTTTGGCAACTGTTTCAAACAGGCAATTGCCGATCATCCATTTGGAACCAATTTTTAACAGTTCATCTTGCTGCTCGTGCTCCGTTTGAAGGGCTGAAATAATTTGCTTGTTGTCAACGGCTGCAACGTCGGGGTCGTAGTAAAACGGCTGAGTGCGTTTTGTTGAAACCAGATTGGGATTGTTTGTGTCGTAAGAAAGTTCATCTTGCACTTGAGCGGCGCTGTATATGATGGTCACTTCACCGCCTACGGACATCTGCACTTTGATGCCATTGTTTTGCTGTGGTGACGTGTAGGGAGTGCCATTGACATTGGCTGCCACAATGCCAAACTGACGCGCATAATTGCGGCCAGTGCCGGCCATTCTGGGGTTGCCTGCAATTTGAAAGCGCTTTGCAATGGCAACTTGCAAAGAGTTAGCAGGCGCATTCCCTGGGTAGGACACGACTTCCCAGTTGAGGCGATATGCTGTGCCATTTGGCAGAGCATTATACACGCCAAATTGAGTGCGGGACGATGGAGAAAAGGAATGACAAAAGGCATTGCCCGCCAAGCCTGCAAAGGTTTGAGCGTTGAAGGCATTGTCTTGACCACTTTCGCCAGGACCAAACTTGCCATAGCGATTGTTCTGTCCAACTAGGCGACTGTCGGAACCAGCACTTTGTCTTGTGGGAGGCGATGCGTAAGTGGTTGTACCAGTAATAGGAGTGCCGCCTTGGTAGTAGTACCAGCGGTAGTCTTCGTCTGCAAAGGAATCAAGGGGAAGTTGGCCAATGTAAACGCCAGCGCGATCAGCGGCAATTTCAGCAGGTGTGCTATAAGGACCGCGTGGTACGGGAGATTGACCAAGCAGAAAAACTAAATTGAGGCTTTGATAACTGCCCCAACTAAACATGCGACTCCAGACCAGCTTGGGGCTGACCATGATCCCACCAACGTAGTACCAGTCAGTGGTGCCCGCAATGGTTAGCTGTACACGCTTTTGCTCCGTAAAAACAATTGGGATGGTTTCGCCGTAGCGGCTCAGCTCTTGACTACTTTGAAAGCCATAAGTAGGCGCAAAACGATCACGGCCAACAATGCTATCGAGGCTACGATTCTGACCTTGGCGCTGCTGCTGCGGGATGTCTGGCTTTGGCGTGAGCAGATACGAGACGCCTTGTAAGACCAAACCAACGACAAACAGAATGACTGCTGTCAGCTCGTTGTCCACGTCAGGAACACCTGCATATTCCGCCGGGCGTTCACGACTAAGCCAATCAATTTGTTGCTTAAATTGAAGGTATTCTTCTTTCGTGCAGCCCAGTTGGGCGATTAGGTCGCGTTCGTAGGGGAGGAGTTGCTGCGATAGCACCGGCAAGCTGGCAGCACTGGAAACGGGCGCCATTCCACGCGGTTCACCATTGCCGCCGTCAGTAAAATGCCGTCTTGCCAAGCAACACCAAAAGCGTAAGTCTGTTGTGACATGAAGATCACATCACCATTATAGACTGGCTTCTCGATGCGATGCCCCCATTGCATCAGCGCTTTCAGCACCTGCCTGGGGCTGCTGACATACCACGATGGATTGAAGGCCGGTGTGGCGACGGACAACCGGTCTAGGACTGTATAGACAAGGTGGATGCAGTCGATGGCTCCATCAGGGTCGGTGCCGTCTGCGCCAAGACGGTATGGCCGACCAATCAGGTCGTACATCAGCTCAGTCTCACCTGCGCAGTGGTTGGCAATGGTCCAAAAATATCCTCAGTAATGCGGCGCCGTGGCACATCACCACCCACGGCATCAAGCACAGAAGACACTTCTAGGCGTAGGTCGCTTTCGCTCCAAATGGCACCAGACACTTGTCCGGCATAAGAGCTGAGCAGGCGGTAATCGGTTTTGTCGTCGGGATTAAGAATGAGCATGTCAATCAGTACCACCCAGGCGCCTTCAACAATTGTTGATGCCCAGCTACGACTTAAGGCATTATTCGGCAAGCCAATCTGTGTGGATTGATTGTCGCCGCTGCGATTAACAGTCACACCAGAAAAACCAAAAGGCAAAAAGCCATGAGTGTTGCCGTTGTAGTCTACGTTTTCATTTATCCAAAAGTTTTGAAAATACAAAGGCGCCGCGCCTGCTGTGCGAGGCTTGAGCGTAAGCACATGTCCAACGGCAATAGCAGCATTAAAGCTTGTATTCATCAGACCATACCAAGGCGGCTGCGAGTGGAGCGTGATTGCTGCAGACGACGCAGTGTAGCTTGTTCGCCTTCTCTAGCGCCCTGCTTGGCAGCTTGTGCCATACCACGCTGGAACTGATCGGCGGTCACGTAGTCCACGCTGTTGATGCGCTCAACGGTGTAGCGCACGTCGATTGCGCTGGTGGGAGCGCCCATGGACACGCTGCTGATGCTTTCACCGCCTTCACTTGGAATCACCGCAGCACCACGCGCACCAGCGCTGTACCGCGCCATTGCACTGCTCATCTTGCTGGCTGGGATGACATACTCGCTCTCGCCTGCCTCGCCAATCAATGCCTGCGTGGGACCTGTGACAAAACCACCTTCGGCAAGCTTGACACCACTATAAAAACCACCGCCAGTGCTTAGTAAGTTACTACCAGTCAAATTACCGCCGAGACCGGTACTGTCTATGCCAAAACTGCCCCCCGAGAAACTGCCAAAGCCACCTCCCCCTCCCATGGACCCAAGCCCACCAGCGCTGGCACCAATACCGAGAGCCTTAAGGATGGTGCCGAGAATAATCATTGTCACTTGCTGCGCGATGATTTGAGCGGCCATGTTGACAAAGTTTTCACCAATACTCTTCATCATTGAAGCTAAAGCTTCTTGAGCTGTTGCTGAACCATTGGCAATATCTTGGAAGGCTTGACCAAAAGCCGCTCCAATATTATTAGCAGCCATCACGCCGATATTTTCAAGACTAGTTAAATCTGCAATGCTTTTCTGCAGCTCTTTCATTCGTGCTTGTCCAGGCGTATCTTTCTTGGCAAGCGCTAAACGTTTTGCCTGAATTACCAGCAACTGTTCTTCGGAGTAAATGTTTTCTTTGCGCAAGCGTGCGATTTCAAACTCAATACGAAGGCGTTCTTGGTCAAAATCATTAATAGTATTTTTTAGTGCAAGTTCAAGGTCGAGATCTTCAATAAGCGTGTTGTATTTATCAAGGCGTTCATCTTCAAGCCGTTTCCGCTTTTGGGCGATTTCCAGGCTAGCGTTTTCAATTTCTTGCAGACCCTTGGCGATAATCGCTTCTTGTACTCTAATGTCGCCCTCGTTAGCCAATAAATTGGCGTACTTCGCTTCAATGTCGAGAGTTTGTTTTTGTCCTTCAAGACGAGCGGCAAGCAGTGGATTTCTCGCTTGTTCGGCCTGAAAAATGCGATTTTGAATTTCTGCCTGAATGCGCAAAAGCTCGGTTTCGGCCTGTGTGTCACGCAAGGCTTGCGCAACGCGCTCGGCCTCGCGGGCGGCATCTTGGGCGGCCTTATCGCTGCCACCTTTCTTTCTACCTCCTCCTCCGCCTCCCCCGAGTCGCTCAAGAGACATGCCCGCTCCCTTGCCGCCAAAGGTCAGGTTTGTGGGAGTGCTTGGGGCATTGGCACGCTGCCATGCGGCTTGCCCTCCCATGGCCTGAAAATCCTGTTTTGCTTGGTCAAGACGGGCCCATACGTCAGAACCAGTGCGCCTGCCACGCTCCCCTGGTTTAGGAGGAGCAGGGCGTGTCATGCCCTTTGTTGCTTCTCTTGCCTTTTCAAATCGAGCCTTGGCTTCACCAATTGTGGCCATGCCTAATGCTTGACGGAACTGCGCAAATATTCCTTGGAAAATCTTGCCAACTTCAACGGCAAATTTTGCAATAACTCCCAAAAGTTGAAACAAAACCTTGACAATGGGGCCGATTATGCTGGCCCAGTCAGAAATAAATTGCCTAATGTAAACATGATTTTCTTTAATGAACGCGGAAATACCTTGAAGTGCTTCTGTAAGAGCATCTTGAATTTGGGCGCCAATAGGAGCAAAAAATTCTCCTATCTGCCGAGAAACTTGTTCCAGCGCAATCTGTAAGCGTTTGCCGGCAAATTCGGGGGCCGTAGCTAATTGCTTGCTAAATTCAGCGTAATCATCATAATTTTTTTCTGCAAAAGCAATAAATTCTTTAATGCCAATTTTGCCCTGCTCTAAGCCTTTCTGCAGTTCTTCGAAGCTAAGTTTGTTGGCCTGAGCAAATTTAACGACTGCCCCCGGGAATCGCTCGCCCAATTGCCCTCGAAGCTCTTCCGCCTGAACTCCACCTTTGCTCATAATTTGAACAACGGCCCGCATAGCGCCTTCTAAATCCTCGGAACTTCCGCCAGTGGCCATAATGGCCAGCGAGGTCCCCTCCATGATCTTGGCCGTATCCTCTACGGACAAGTTGTATTGCTTGGTATTCACTCGTAATTGAGTGAAGAGGCGCGTTGCTTGTTCAAGAGGCATGAGCAAGCGCTGGCTCATCTCTCCCACTGTCGCTTGAGCTTCGGCGAAATCCTTGGCATCCACGGAGGCCATGGCTAAGCCTCTCTGCATCTGCATGACCGCAGAAGCCTGAGTGGTCATTGCGGCCAAAGCAGTGCCAATATTGTCCGCCAATTGGCCAACGGCGGCACCTGCGAAAGCGCCTGCAGGACCGCCCAACAAGCCACCAGTTATGCCGGCAACAGCACTTCCCGCGCCTCCTCCTAGTCCGCCTCCATATAGAAACGCTCCGCCAGCGGCTCCAGCCCTTTGCTTCATCGTTGGGCCAAGCCTTTGTCTTCTATTGATATTTTCAACCGATGCTTCTGCTTTCTTGATTTCCCGTGTTAGCTCTTTCCATCGGCCTGTCGTAGGAGCTATTAAACGCGCCTCGTCTTTGAGCCCCTTTAGTTTTTGCTCGTATGCAGCCAGTGATGTTGGCGCGAAAGCCTGAGGAGGCGGGCTGATTTCCTTTGCTTCTTGTGCTGCTCGCTTCAAGCCGGCTTCCAAGGAGTCAAAATATGCTGGACTCAGGAATTGCTCCGCAGTGCCGCGAATGGGGCTTGCAACGGCAGGAATCGCACCAGCGGCGCCCATTCCCGCCCTAAACTCCGTGATTGCTTGTGCTCGCTCGCGCTCTTGTCCAATAGGACTTGCAACGCCAGGGATGGCTCCAGCCGCGCCCATGCCAGCGCGAAATTGCATGATCGCACGCTGTTGGGCTGCAATTTTGCTGCTAGCCGCTACTGCCGCATTGAGTCTTCTGTCCCAATCGTCAAGCTCTTCTTGAAAATTTTTATTTCTAATTTTTTGTTGTTCTTGATAAGTTTCGTTTGCTAATTTTTGAAGACCATCGTTGTAGCGTTGCGCTGTTTGAAGGGCGCCATTAAAGGCTCTGTTACCAGCCTCAAGAGCGCTATTGAATTGTTTTTGTGCGCGTTCGATGTTGACAATCGCACCCTTGGCTTCGTTGACTTCTTGAGTAACCCTGCTAATTTGCGAGGCAGCCGCAAGAAAATCTTCGCTGCCAATTTCTGCATTCTTAAACTCCTTCGTAATTTCTTTAATCGCTTTCTCAAGCTGCGCAATAGTGCGACTAGCTTGACTACCATCTGCTACAAATTCCAGCCTATATTCAGCCATTGTTTTTAATCTCCCTCACGATCAAGGAATCGACGATGGAAGGAAGTTCGCTAATGGCATGATCAGTGAAGGGACGTGCTGGCATGGTTCCGCCTCCCTTGCTGGTATAACCATCATGCACATACAAAGCATACGCCTTTTCCCCTCCATCTTCGTCTCGCCCTGTCCAAGTGAAGACGGTGCGCTCTTGTCCGGAATCTTCTCGTTTTTGACTGTCTCGAAGCCCACCAAGATCAACAATATCTCTAGTTGGACCCGCCTCGCCACCGTTTCTGCGCTTAGTGGTTCCCCAGCCCGTCCACTTGACAGCTTCGATTTCCTTTCGGAAATCTTCTTCAGCCCAATTCATTGCCTGCTCAAACACACGACCATACGCTCCTTTCAGGCGCACAATTCTTGGACTAACGTCGTCTCGAATGGGCACGACTTTACAAAGCTATTGTCCTTAGTTTAGCCAAGTTCTGCGCCAATCATACCAATAATTGCAGGCGGCATCATTTCATGTTTCAATGCCCACTTCATTGCCGCAATCGTGGATTCTTTCAGCCCATTGTCATTGCGCTTCATTTCGTAAGGCAACAACTCTTCCATTTTTACCTTGGTCTTCTTGCCGCCTAAGGCCCCAATGACAATAGAGCTCAATTTGGCCGTGGCGATGCTTTGAGCGTTAATTGTCTCCTGCTTGTTTTCCGTTAACTGCCCTACGCAAATGTGCAAAAGCTTCACAGGGATTCTGCCAAAACGCTCCGCTGAAAACAAAGGGTCAGCAATGGAAAAAGACAGCAGACGAGCATATAACGCTGCCCAGTCAGTGCCTTGATCAATGATTGCGTAGCAGCTTGTTTCAAGCCGCTCTAGGACTGTTTTTTTTCGCCTTCTTCCTCCGTTGCTTCCTCTTCTGTGGCAGATTGCCCTTCTTCTGCTGTCATAAATGCTTCTACCTTCTGAAGGAAAGCCTGCGGCAATTTATTCGTATCTTCCTTAGTCCAATCATCCGTGGCTTGCCATTTTTTGCCAACATTCACTTCACCGCGATTTCGGAAGAACAAAGTGACAAGCTCTTCAAACTGCTCCTTGCCAGAAGGCAGTAGTTCCATGAGTCGAGAAGTGTCCTCAGAAAATTCGCTAAACAACTCTGCCCTTTCAGTGGATTCACTTTGAAGAAGTTGAAACACCTCCTCCTCTGGCATGCCTTTCTCTTTGGCAATGCGCCTAGCAAGCTGAATGGTGCGCAAGGTAAACTGAGCGCGTTTTTGATTTTGCTTTTCGCGAAGCCAAGCTTCTTCCGCAAGCCAACTACCATACTTGCGCAGACGCAGCTTATCGCTAATTGCCTCGTATTCTGCCGAGCCAATCAAGAAAAATTCGGAGTATTTGCTCATGCCAATCCTGAAAGCACAGAAAGTCTAGCGTTGATAATTCGCACTGGCACAGGAGAGTTGGTTGCTTTTTGCGGCACCAATAGGGCAATTTTTTCCTTCCCCATGGAAATCAATACTTGTTGAGAGCATCGAGAAAGAAAACAAGCAAAGCCCACTTGCAATATATCTCCGTCTTTTTTCGCATCAAAAAGCCAAGCTCGTTCGCAATCGCTTTTAGCAAATTTCATTGAATGAGGCGTCCAATTTCAAGGTCTGGAATAATGATTCTATATTGCCCGTAAACCACGTCCGTTTCTGGAGTGAAGGAAAATCTAGCATCAGGGAAACGACGACTAATTCGCTCGCCAGCAAGCCGAAGATTTTCAGACGCAGGCAGGTAATCTACGAGCACCACCGTCCATTCTTTGCGCTGCTGAAACGTGCCCACGCCAGGGCGCGGCGAAAGCCTTGGAAACTCTCCCATTGTCACTTCGAGGCCTTCCACTTTCCACTC